TCAGCCGATCAAGGCGTCATAGCGCATCAGCAAAAGCGCGACCTGCGCGCGGCTGATGGCCTGCGTCGGATACCAGACGCACTCTTTTTCAGTGATGAGCCCGTTGTTCCACGCCCAGGTCACGGCATCCCTGCCGCTCTCCGATACTTTGGGCGCATAGGGGTAGTCGTCGAGCGTGCCGCTGACTGTGGGCTCACCCGCAAGACGGTAGAGCACGATGATCGCCTGCTCGCAGGATAAAAAGCCGCTCGGGTTGAACGCCCCGCCGTTGCCGCCCATGAGTCCCTTGCCGACCATCCACTCGACATATTCATAATACCACTCGTCGCCCGCGAGGTCGCTGAACTCTGCGTCCTCCTCCGTCGGCGTGCCGCCGGCAAAACGGTACATGATGACGGCGAACTGCGATCTCTCCACGCCATATTCCGGCTGGAAGAGATGCTGCGTGTCGTCGCCGCTCATCACGCCGGTGGAGACAACATAGTTGACCGCGTCGGCGTACCACGCGTCGGGTGCGACATCGGTATAGGTGTAAGTCGTCTGCGGGCCGTCCGCCGTGACGGTGATGTCGACACCGCCGCTTTCATTGGCGGTCATCGTGCCAAGCTCTGTGCGCACGTCGTTTCCGGTCGTGTTCGTATTATCGAACGTGTCCGTCTGCACGTCCTGCGTTTCGTCCTGTTTATCACCCTGTGATGCATCCTTATTCCCACAGCCCCGCACCATCAGCACGATTACAAGCACCAGCACGACGAGGATGGGGATGAGCAATTTCTTCTGCATGAGCTCCTCCTGTTCTGACGAACATTTTGATTCTGTAAAACATATTATTATATGTTAGCATACCACCGGAAGCGTTGCAAGGCTTTTCCCCATTGTTCACAAAACGTGCACATTCTATCGCGCTCACCTCTTCCTGCCCACGGCATAGAATGAAGCGCAGGAGTTTTCCTGCCCCGAGCTTAAAAGGAGGGTATTTTCGATGAATCGTTTTCAGAATTCGTGCGGCTGTGCAGACCGCTGCCCGCCGCCCTGCCCCGCGCCGTTTCCTCCGCCGCCGTTCCCGCCTCAGTATGTGCTGGGCCCGACGGGGCCGCAGGGCGTGCAGGGCATTCAGGGTGTTCCCGGCCCGATCGGGCCGACGGGGCCGCAGGGTGTACAGGGTCTTCAAGGCGTCCCCGGTGCACCGGGCGCCATTGGGCCTACCGGACCTCAAGGTCAGACGGGTGCCACAGGCGCCGCAGGCCCGCAGGGACCGCAGGGCATTCAAGGCGTAGCCGGAGCCGCCGGCGCGGTTGGCGCAACCGGACCGACAGGCCCCATCGGCCCACAGGGTATTGCGGGTGCAGCAGGCGCAGTCGGTCCTACCGGCGCAACGGGTCCCACCGGCCCGCAGGGGCCTCAAGGTGTTGAAGGAACGGCGGGCGCAGTCGGTCCTACAGAGCCAGCTTTTTATGCACAACAGTAGTTCCGTTTTAAGGCAGGTCGCCCTGCCTGCTACATTGCAGCTTTTTGTTCCATCGGAGTAAGTGCACCGTGATCACATTCAATGTAATCAAGTATGCGCTGAAACTCATCTGCGAAATTGAAGTCAACTGTTATTTCGCCATTCTTATGCACCCAAACCGTCTTTACAAGTTCGACCAAGATTCCCCGATTAAGGCTTCGAATATTTCTGTACTTCAAAAATGACGTTAAATAAGGATCATTAGTCTCAATACCATTCTCTATTGCTGATATTTCTTTTTTCAGATAGGAAACATTCTCCTCAAGTTGTTGTATCTGCTCCGTCACCTTGCTTTTCAGCCTTCGATAGTCATCTTTGCTAATCTCGCCGCTTTTCCAATCGAGATACAAGTTGTCAGCCGCATCATTGTATTGTGCCAATCTTTTTTCCGCCTGTTTCAACGCCTGTGTCAGTCTTTTATTTTCTCTATTGACAGCAGGTGCTCTATTGATCCGCTCTATTTCCTCCGCAAGCTGATCTATAAGCGTGATTTGCATTTGCAGCGCTGCCAGAATCGCATTCTCCAGTCTATCCTCTCGGATAGAATGCTTGCTGCACACTTTTTTCTCAGTATAACTACGACAAGCATAATAGGACAAACCTCGGGAAGATTTGCGCGCCATGCCTTTTTGGCAATCAGCGCAGCGGATAAATCCAGACAGCAGATATACCTTTTGTTCACCTGGCGCAGTCCGTGTATCGCGTTTATGAAGAGCCTGCGCTTTTTCAAATAATTCTCTATCAATAATTGCCTCATGTTTATCAGGAACAATAAACCACTCATTTTCCGGTGTACATATCTGCTTATGTACTTTGTAGCTTATTACTCGGTTCCTACCTTGCACCATGGTTCCCGTATAAACCTCATTCTGTAATATTGTAGCAATCGTGGACGAGCACCATAGGCCATCATTTTTGTCAGAATTGGGGCTGCAATATTTGAGTCCTTTTTTCTTTTTATAGGCTGTTGGATTTGGCTCTCCCATCTGATTCAGTCTGTTTGCGATCCCCCTTTTACTGTAACCTTCGTCGACAAACCAGTGATAAATGCTTTTGACCACTTCCGCCGCGCATTCATCTATCAGCAATCTGCTTTTATCATCAGGATCTTTTACATAGCCATAAGGGGCAAATGGTCCTATAAACTCGCCGTTTTCCCGCTTCACCTTAAAAGTTCTACGAACATCCTCAGAAGTAGTTGCAGCAAACTGTTCATTGAACATTCCTCTAATCGGCACTTCAAGCTCAGTTGCCGAACGTGGAGCAGCATACGTATCAATAAATGGGGTACCAGTGCAAATAAACCTCGTTCCGTTAAGTGGTATAAACTCATCTAAAAACTTCTGTTGATCCGCAAGGTTACGAAAGGCACGCGCAAGAGACTTGACTATCATGCAGTTTACTTCCTTGCGAACAATACAATTCTCAAGTCGTTTGAATTCCGGTCGATCTGTATCTGTCCCTGTCAGGCCATCGTCTGCAAATATGCCAATAATTTCATACGTCCCTGGTTCAAAATACTTACTTACGAAATCACGGAGTATTTTCTCTTGGTTGATGACACTTTCGCTCTCATTTTCATTTTCGTCCTCTCTGGATAGTCGAATATATAATCCGATTCTCCAAAAGATTTCTATAGCGCCGTGCGCTATCATGCCTTTTCGTATGCGCGGCATAATGTCTCCTTCCCCTCTACGATTACAACTTCACTCTACCATTTTTATTTTGTAACCGCAAATTTCAGTAAAAGATAATATGCACACGGGCTATTTAAGACTTGAAAAGTAAGAACGCAGCGATTCTTTCAAAGTTCTTTCCTCCGCGACAAACCGTACTCTCACAGGCGTATCGCCACAGCGAAAGCAGTACGGATTGATAACTTGGTCAAAGTAGATACGCGCCTTCACCGTAGCCGGCAAAGAGTCGTCAATATGAATATCGCAGATGTTGACCAAAGCACTGCGATCCACCTGCGTAATATCATCATTTCTCATTTGCTGAAGCTGGGATTTATTCAAGATTTTTCACCCTCCTTATTTTTGGCATCATAGGATTATATGTGCTTCAGCGTGTGTGATATGAAAAGTACCGTAGACCTCGATTTCAGCACACAGTTGGCTGATGATGGAACGCCTTGCCTTGTCGTCGGTCACAACCACCCGCCTATTTACCTTTGGTAAGCGCAGATTTTGCATCTCCTATTATGGAGAACCAAACAACAAAAATTACTTTTGAAAAGGAGAATTTTACTATGGAAGACAAGAGAATGAACGAGATCGAGGAAATCGAAGCTACGGAAGTCGACGAGACTCAGGACAGCTCTAATGCTGGTGCCCTGCTCGCCGGTGTCATCGGAGGTTTCATTGCTTACGCTGTGATTGGCGGGGCGAAGAAGCTGCGGGTGATCATCGAAGAGAAGGTCGCTGCAAAGAAGCTGGCGGAAGCCGCTAAGACCGACAAGGCCGAAATCGACTCGGCAGACGAGGATTCCGAGGAAAACTAAGAAAAGTAAATTGCGGAGTTCTACAAGGGAGAGTGCCAATAACAGGGCGCTTTCCCTTTTTTCTTTTTATCAAATTTTGGAGGTGCACTAATGCCTGAATATCCTGATAACTCGCATAGCGCGAGAGAAAACACAAGTCCTCCCTCCAAACGGGTGGAGAAAGTTGTCAACGGCACAGCAAAGACCCGCAAGCAGAGCGAGGTCAAGAAATTTGCCGGCATATTCATGCCTGATGAAGTTGGCGATGTTAAAACCTTCATCATCACGGATGTCGTTATCCCTGGTTTGAAGAACGCCATCGCCGATGTTGTCAGCATTGTTCTCTTTGGCGAAGCCGGCCGCATCGGCACTCGGAAGAACGCCGGATCAAAGGTATCGTATCAGCGGTATTATGACGATCCTCGCAGAGATGACCGCAGGAACTACAATCAGCGGCCGAGACCTGTTGCCGGGTTTGAATTCGATGACATCATCTTCGACAACCGTGGAGATGCAGACCTCGTCCTCGACCAGTTGGAATCCGCTATTGCCAACTATGGCATGGCCAGCGTGCTGGATCTCTATGACCTCGCCGGACTTACTTGCCAGAATTACATGGCTGATAAGTACGGCTGGACTGATATTCAGAGTGCCAGAGTTGCCCGAACGAGGGACGGCTACATCTTGCAGCTTCCCAGAGCAATCCAAATCACCTAAAAAGAGGTGCAGTCATGTACGGATATTTTGTCTCAAGCGGGTACAGAGGCTTCGTCGACGGAACATGGATGCTGTTCCCGACTGAGTCCGAGTATTACGAATACATGAAAGAGCTCGAAAACTGAGCTGAAAACTACAATTAAGAAAGGATTTATTACCATGAAAGCTAATGAAATCATGACTTCCGCAAAGCGTACCTTCTCCAAGGTCGGCTTTGGGCTCCAGAAGAAGAGCCCTGAAATTCTTGTCGGTGTCGGCATCGTCGGTGCTGTTGCAAGTGCTGTTCTGGCCTGCAAGGCTACCACCAAGGCAGGTGCCATCGTCGAGGAGTCTAAGAACTCTCTCGCTGATATTCGTGAGGCCAAGGAAAACGGCGTCACCAAGGCTGGTGAGTCCTACTCCGAAGAGGATCACAAGAAAGATCTCGCCATCGCCTATGTTCAGACTGGCGTGAAGTTTGCAAAGCTGTATGCCCCTGCGGTCATGCTCGGTGCAGCTTCTATCGCCAGCATTCTCGCAAGCCACAACATCATGAAGAAGCGCAATGTCGCTCTGGCGGCTGCTTACGCTGCTGTTGATAAGTCCTTCAAGGATTATCGTGACCGCGTAATCGAGCGTTTCGGCGAGCAGGTTGAAAAGGAGCTGCGCTACAACATCAAGGCACAGGAGATCGAAGAGACCGTCACGGACGACAAGGGCAAGGAAAAGAAGGTCAAGCAGAATGTGAATGTCGCAGACAAGAACTGGAATGGCTCTGACTACGGCCCTTACGCAAAGGTGTTTGATGATACTCACTCCGATTGGAAGCAGGACCCTGAAATGAACCTCTTCTATCTGCGTGCTCGTCAGGCTCAGGCGAATGATATGCTCAAGTCCCAGGGTCACCTCTTCCTGAACGAAGTTTACGATATGCTCGGTTTCAAGCGCACCAAAGCCGGCGCTGTTGTCGGTTGGATCTATGACGACAAGAAGCCTTACGGCGACAACTTTGTTGATTTCGGTATGACCGAGATTCGTCGTCACGATGCTGATTCGGACGAGTATAAGCGCGCGTTCATTCTGGACTTCAATGTTGTCGGCGACATCACTTCCAAGATCGTCGACCACCAGAATGACTATCTCGCATGAGGACAAGCCGATGAAAAAATTGCTTATCTGCCTTCTTATCTTCGTCGGGGCGATTTTCATATCCTGTAACTTTGTGATAAATGCAACGACGACCAAAACGGTTCCGGAACAGCCTATGATTCAGACGGAACCTCTCTCTCTGATCGTCGAGACACCTGCTCCATCCACTGATATTTTACCAGAGGAAGAGCCTGCACCCACTCCCGAACAAGAGCCTTTGGCTACGAGGGAGGAGATCGAGCTTCTTGCTCTCTGCACTATGGCAGAAGCCGAGGGCGAATGCGAGCAAGGCCAGCGACTTGTCATTGACAGCGTTCTTAATCGTGTGGACAATCCGCATTTCCCGGACACGATCTCTGAGGTCATCTGGCAGAAAAACCAGTATGCAGGTATGTACGGCGACCGTATTACCCGCTGCTATGTTATGGACGAGCTGGTAAAGCTCGTTGAAGAAGAACTGGAAAATCGTACTGACTACGATGTCGTGTTCTTCAACGCGGGCCATTATAGCGACTATGGAGTTCCTATATTCCAAGTCGGCAACCATTACTTCTCAAGCTATGATTAAAAGGAGGAACAATTATGAAGAAGATCATGCTTTCCCTGCTCTCTTATACCCTGGCGACTATGTCCGGCCTCTGCCTGGTGGGCGGAGCAGCAGTCCTCAGCTACAAGGAGTGACTGACATGGAGGGAATTGCGAATTTCATTTCCATGCTCGACTATGTTCTTGACACAAAGCGTAAGCGTCACATCACCGGAGGATTGCTGTTGAGTGGCGCTTTACTCTTTGGCGGTCTGGCTATGACCGTCATGAGCATTCGAGATGACGAGGAGGACGAAGATGAGTAAAGCATCTACCGGCTTTGCCTTTGTGGCAGGCCTTACTATCCTTGCATTGCTCGGACGGGAGCAGATCGCAGAGGCCTTGTCACAGGTCGCGCTCAAGGAGATCATCGGCGTGGTGCTGATCTACGGTCTCAAGGCGCTGTTTGAAAACCTGAGCAAGAACAACTCGTGGCCTGACAAGGGAAACTCTACTCCGCCCGAAGACGGGGCGGGATAACAGGAGGAAAAGAATATGGAGAGTGTACTGAACTGGTCTGTCATCATCAGCATCATTGGCGTGCTGGTGGTGCTGACGAACATTGTGGTGCAGGTGCTCAAGAAAGTAACCTGGGACAAGCTGCCGACGAATGCTCTGGCGATGATCGTTTCGCTGGTACTGACGCTCGGCGCTTTCTTTGCATATTGTTCCATCAAGGGGATCGCTGTTGTGTGGTATATGGTGTTTGCCGCGGTGGTCCTCGCGTTCATGGTGGCTTATGCGGCAATGTTCGGATTTGACAAGCTGAAAGAAGCACTTTCGCAGATCCATAAGTAGTGATTAGAGGTCGAAAAAGGTGTAGGAGAGCCGGTTATTTCTTGACTACTCCTACACCTGTGGCCTAAAAGTGGCGTGGGGACTGGATTGGATGCTTCTATTAATAGGATTAACATAAAATCATGGGGGAGGTGAGGTCAATGTATCAGTAATCGTCGCAGTTTTTGACTATGTTCAGAAATTGCTGTAGTTGCAATTCGAATACGAAAATCAACTATCTTCGAAGAACTATAGTTATATTTTGTCACAGATAGTGTCGAACACCTAAAAATAGGTGCAAAAATTGCAGGAGGTAAAACTGATGAGAAAGAATACTAAGAAATTGTCCACTCTTGGATTAGCATTAGATACGCTTAGCGTAAGTGGGTGGTGGTAAAATGTCGCACAGAGGTGACAAATATGGAATAGCCGCATTGCTGTTTCTGCTTTTGACGTTGCTTTCTTCCTGTGGGCAGCCTACCGGTCAGAATGTAGCGGCTGTTGACTATAATCAATATATTTCTGCGCACGGAGCAGTTGCCTACACAGAAAATTTGTATATTTTCTTTGAGAACGGCTATCTAACCTGCATAGATTGCTCCAATCCATCCCAATCGTCCCCTCTGTGCTTTCAAGCGGACTGCAACCATAGGAGCAGCACTTGCACCTCTTGGCTTAATACGCCATCAAGGGCTATCTATGCCTCGGGAGATAACCTATATTACATCGATTTGGACAAAAGTAAAACGCCCGGACTGTATCGTATGGATCTCAGTGGCGGCAGGCGAGAACGAGTAAAAGATCTGGAAATATTAGAAAACGATTATTGGCCAGGAATTTCCACGTTTGGCTACTCCTTCCGGGTATATGGTTCCTACTTGGCTGTAGAATTGAATCTTCTAAAGAATGATTCGCGGCAAAGCATGATTTACCTTACGAGAATTGATGACAGGAGTGAGGGCACTTTTGTGTTTGAAGGAAACGAAAACGGCGATGTGTTATATACTGCCATAGAATTCCGGGAAGACTGGATGTTTGTGGCGGAGAAAAATACCGCCGCAGGAACAAATACTCTATTGGGTTATGATCTCTCGAAGCAAAGTGCAGTCCCCCTTGTGGAAGGCTGGGATATAAATAACAGCTTTACCATGCAGGACAATGTGCTCTATTGGACAGTGACCGGCGAAGGAATCTATTCCATGGATATAGAGGAAAAATCTATAGTAAAATACCGGGATTTAGACCCTGTTTTGGAGTACGGTGCTACAGCTTATGATGACCAGTATCTCTATCTGACAAACGCGATTCGCTATATGGATTATCAGGGCACCGTCCCGGCGGAGGGCAGGGGGATCATGGTATATGATTTTCATGGAAATTTGCAGCAGTTCATTCCCATGACACAGGAAGTAGGAAATGCCATGTTCCTCCTTTCTACCCCGGATTACGTCTTCTTCTATGATGACAGTACACACTCCTGTCATCCAGCTTGGTATATAGAAAAATCCGCTATAGCCTCCAATTCGGCTAAGATGCTCCCTGTGGAGTAATTGCGATGTCAGAATGGAAAAGGATTTTTCTCAACCGAATCTGGCTGGGAACTGCGGCTCTGTCTCTTTTGTTTAGTCTGGTCATTTACGCAACGGCTCAATCCTCTCGGGTGGGTAGTTCGGTGCTCGCTTACAGGGAGCATACAAATCAATGGACGCAGATTCTTTCTGTTGTTTCCCCCGAAGACGGCCTTGCTCTGTTAGAGCGGGAAAACCAGACCTTGCAGGGATGGAATACTGCAAGGATGCTAGTCCAGTTGGAAGAATGGCAAGGGCAAATAGACGAGGAAATACTGAACCGCTATCGGGAGCAGTACGAAAATCTGGATGAAATGCTCCACGCCGTGCGGAGCGAAACTGCGCCAGAGTTGGACATTGCTGCTCAAGAGTCGGTGGCCCGCTGGATAGATCGGCTGGTTTATCAGATGGGCTATGCTGAGTTTGTGCAGTCGGTGTCGACGCAGGCTGCCGCCATCCGACGCAGCCCAATGTTCTCTGATTCCAACACCTTTGTATACCGCAACGCAGATCGGACGGAAGCAGACTATCTATCAACGACAGAAATACATCTAAAACTGTTACCAGGCGATGTGATTGAGTCGGTATTGGAGAACCATGTTGCCATGGTTTTCAGTCTGTTTTTAATGATGGTAACTATCGCACTAATTGTGGAACCTAAGAGGCTGGGGCTGGAAGCCCTGGAACAAAGCTGCGCCAGCGGCAGGGAAACTCTGGCCGGATGGAGGATTGGTGCAGTCGCTGTGTCCGCGGTTGTGACTACAGTGTTGATGCAGGGCGGAATGTTTTTGCTGGGGATGCTGCTCTACCAACAGCCGATAGCGTTAAACGCTCCTGTGCAATCCATACCGCTTCTCCAGCACTGGGCAGCTCCAACTACGGTAGGAGTCTTCTTACTTTGGTATTTATTATTCAGTGCAGCAGGACTCTGGGCCATCGGACTACTACTGTGGCTGGTTCTGTCTCGGATGCCATCTCTTCCAGTCGGGCTAACCCTATGCGGCGGAATTTTATTCCTAGAGTACAACTGGATTCAGCGGTATGGGGTAAACGATGCTCTGTATCCTCTGTCTGGCTTTAATCTTTTCCGCCTACTCTTTCCGGCAGAAGCAGCAGAACGCTATCTGAACTATAATTTATTTGGTTTCCCAGTACGAGAGCGAACTGCTCTTTCCATCATTTTGGCAATGCTGATCTTAGCCTGTTCTACCGTGATCTTGCTTTCTGTTCATTTCGCCCTGGGGAATCGAAAAAATGGCACTGTGGCCAAGGCTTTCTACGCCTTGGCCAACAGGGTGCATTTATCTTGCCGCCCCAAGCCAGCGTTGGTATATGAGGCGAAAAAGCTTCTGCTGTACAGCGGTGGACTGCTCTTCTTAGCAGTAGCTGCGGTATTTCTGCAGACACAGATGGCACCTCCTATATCCCAGAGTATGCAGGAATCCCAACTAACCCAGTACGTCTGTACCTATGCAGGACCGGTAGACAAGGAAGTGCTGGTACAGATTAAAATTGACAGACAAGGTGCCGCACAAATCTATGCCGAAGCATCGGAAGATGAGAACAAGGCTCTTTTCCTGGAATATTATGCGGCGCGGTGCTGGGCGTTAGACGAGTTGAGCATACGGTACGAGGAACTACTGGATTTGCAAACCGCAGGGGAAAAAGGGCTGAAATTGGTGAATGAGCTACCCTTTGATCAGATTTACGGTGAGACAGGTGCAAATTTTCGACTTGCATCCGCCTGTGCCGCCCTGTTAGCCCTATGCCTGACGATTCCCGGTGTCTTCTGGCTGGAACGACGTTATGGTATGGAGTTGGTGTTACTCAGCACTCCAACGGGACGTAATACTCTCTGGCGATGGAAAGTCATACTCGTTCTCTGCGTATCCGCTGTTATCTGGCTTGCTTGGAGCTGGCATGAGCTGTTTCTGTTTCAACGCCTCGGTGGTTCTTGGGACGTCTGCTTATCCAATGCAGCCAGTCTGCACCACTGGGATTCCCGCTTGGGGAGTGGTTCATTACTGGCATATCTGCTAAGTTTCTATGGCTTCCGTTTGGCGGGACTTTTGTCAGCTGGCAGCGTGGTGATGTGGATATCCTCCATATTTTCTTCCTTGCTTCCAGCTGCTGGGATAAGCGTTCTTGTGCTTTTGTTTCCCACTCTGCTGACTCAGATGGATGTTTCTTTCCTTGAATACGTGTCCTGGGCAGTGAAACTCATGGGGAATGGCTTGGCTATTCACTGGACAGACGCTCTTTGTCTTGGACTCTGGATTGCTATGGGCGCAGCTGCGCTGGCCGCTTCGCGGCATCAGTGGCGGAGGTATCGCGGATGAAATTGACGATCAAGGGATTAACAAAAAACTATGGGAAAGTCTGTGCTCTGTCACAGTTTACCTATGAGTTCGCCCCTGGAATCTATGGGATTTTGGGGGCAAATGGTGCTGGAAAAAGCACACTTTTCGGGCTTTTGACCGATACCGTGCGACGAGACTCCGGGGAGATCTTGTGGGACGGTGTTGATATTCTGAAATTGGGGCGGGAGTACCGGGCAAAGGTCGGCTATATGCCCCAAGTTCAAGGTTATTACCCTCAGATGACAGCCACAGAATTTCTCTACTATATGGGGAAATTAAAAGGTCTGCCCAGCAAGGTTCTAAAGCAAAGAACGGAGCATCTGCTGACAGAGGTAGATTTGTCTACCTCTGCAAACCAGAAATTAGGCCATTTTTCCTGTGGTATGCGTCAGCGTGCACTGCTGGCTCAGGCTATGCTCAGCAATCCACCACTGCTGATCTTGGATGAACCAACCGCTGGAGTAGATCCTTATGAACGAGTGCGAATCCGAAGCCTGATTGCCCGAGTCGCCCAAAATCACATTGTCCTGTTGGCCACCCATATTGTCAGTGATATAGAATGTATCGCCAATCAAGTGTTGCTGATGAACAAAGGGAACTTATTAAAGGCAGGAACAGCTGCGGAACTTATTTCTTCTATTGAAAGCAAAGTAGCTCAACGGCTTTGTACAGAGGAAGAAGCAGAAGCGTATCAGCAGCAATACGGCCTTGGCCTGTTGTTGCAGCAACAGGCCGGACAATTACTGCGGTTAGTAGGTGATCAACTTCCTGCAGAGTTTGAACCAGCATCCGGCATTAGTTTAGAAGAAGTTTATCTCTACTACTGCTCAAGCGACTCAATAATTTAA